GGGGTTCGTTCCAACAAATCGCGAGAGTGGCTCGCCTCAGCCGGCTCTCATGAAGTGCTCATGTTGATCTCAGGGACTACTCCGCCGGCTCTCATGAAGCGCGGCTACCGGCCGCCCACCCTTCCCAAGCGCCTCCAGCCCCGCTGGGAGACCCCCGACCCACCTGGCGTGACCGGCAGCTACGGTCCGGCGGTCATCGAGTGGGCCAGCCGGGAGCTCGACCTGGTATTCGGACCATGGCAGGCGTACGTGGTCATCAAGATGTTGCGCCACGGCAAGGATGGCGACCTCATCCACCGGGAGGCGCTGTTCTCGACCGCCAGGCAGAACGGCAAGAGCGTCATCGTCCGCTCGTTCTACGGCTGGCTCTTCGATGTCGGGCGCACAGTCGGGCCATTCCGCGCCTGGCGAGACATCCGGTCGGCAGCGCACGATGGTATCCAGGCCCGGATCATCTATCGGGCGGTCTATGGGGATCTCAAGGCTATCCCGAGGCTGACGAAGGGTCCCGACCGTGCCCGGGGCGAACCCCGCATATACCCTCCGGTGCGGCTGTCGCGCTGGCTGGGCATCGAGACCGAGGGCCTGTTCTTCGACACCCTCACGAGTGAACCAGGCAGCGCCCGTGGATATTCGTTCGGCGCTATCGCCTTCGACGAGGTCCTGACCCAACGCGATAACGTGATGATGGAGGCGGTCGAGCCGACCCAGTCCGCGCAGAGGAATGCCCTCCTGCTGCTGACCTCCACGGCAGGACACGCCGACAGCGTCGTCCTGCGAGAGCGATACGACCGGTTGCGGCGGCTAGCTGTCGGCGACGAGAAGCCCGACCCATCGCTCTATGGTGTGTGGTGGGAGACGGACGACCCCGACGTCGGATATGACTCGACCGGTGGCAGGCGTGAGCTGACCAGGGGCGACTGGGTCGAGCTGGCCAAGGCGAATCCAGGACTCGGCGACGGACGTCTGGTGCGGACGGCCATCGCGAACGAGCATCGCAAGTGGCCGCGGGAAGGGTGGCAGCGCGAGCGGCTGAACCACTTCGTAGACGTAGTGGCCGATAGTGCCTTCCCGCCCGGTGCCTGGGCCGCCAACCGGGTGGCGGCGCCGCTCGAAGGCCTCCACGGGCCATATGCCCTGGGTGTCGACATCCAGCCGGGATGGGAGCGGGCGACCATCGCGGTCGCCGGTATCCGCGACGACGGACGGGTCGGCGTCGAGGTGCATGCCGACCTCCGGCGATCCGACGGTGAACCGCTGGCGGCGGCGCGGATCATCAGGGAGGTCGAGACCTTCCCGGCCATCGACCAGGTACTGAGCATCAGCTACGACGCTTTCAGCGGAGCAGCCGCCGCCTTCGCCCGCGCTGCACAGGAGTCCGGCCTGCCATGGGAACCGCTGAAGATGGGCGAGATGGTGACGGTCTCCATGGACTTCACCGAGCGGGTGCTCGCGGGCATGCTCGCGGCGGATGATCCCCTGCTGGACACCGAGATGGGGGGCCTCGCCAGGCGCCCGGTCGGCCAGGACGGCGCCTTCCGGTTCTCGCGCAAGGAGAGCAGCGGGCCCATCGACGCGGTCATGGCCGCCGCCATCGCCACCCACTCCATCTCCCGGCTCGGGGGCGGCCCGCTCATCGGCTAACTGGCAGGGGCCACGACTTGCGTCGCGGGCGATCGGGTCGTGCTAACGACCTTCGGGATGGTTACCGCTGCCCCTGCCGCATTTCTCATCCGTCCTTCGGCGTTTCCGCGGAGTGACGGACACCGTCCGACCTGTCGGCCGATCACTCGGCGAAGGGTCGGACCTACGCCATCTCGGACCTTATCACCGCATGGGCAGCATGGAGGTCTCTCCACATGGGTCTGCGAGACCTCCTGTTCGGCAAGCGCGACACGCTCACCCAGACGACCCGCCTCATCGGCTTCCCGTCGGACGGCGGGCTCACCGCCGGCGGCGTGTCGGCCACGACGACGCTCGGCCTCTCGTCCGTATGGGCCTGCCTCAACGTCCTGGCCAACGGCATCTCCCAGCTGGAGTGGCGCGAGCGCATGGGCACGCTCGACATCCCGCCCTCGCGGGTCGTGCTCCGGCCGCAGGCGCAGCGCACCCGGCGGGAGTGGACGAGCCTGGTCGTCTCGACGCTCGCCCTGTTCGATGTCTGCTACCTGTTGAAGGCCGGCGGCACCGATGACGAGGGCGTGCCGATGGGGCTCTGGTTCCTCGACCCGACCATCGTCACGCCGGGCGCGGTGGACGTGTTCACGACGGCGTTCCTCCTGCCGCCCGACCGCTTCTTCATCGCCCAGCAGGAGATCCCGAGGGGCGAGCTGGTCATCCTGCACCGCAGTCCCCAGCCGACCATCAGCGACACGGCGGGCGGCATCATCAACCTCGCCCGGACCACCTTCGCGGCGGCCATCGCGGCCGAGCGATACGCCTCGCGCTACTGGCAGGCGGGCGGCCCGCCCACGACCGTCCTGGAGACCGACCAGCGGCTGACCCCGACCCAGGTCGAGGAGACGTCGGAGGCATGGAGCGCCAAGCGCAGCCGCGGCCCGGACTACGCCCCGGTCCTGATGGGCGGCCTGTCGGCAAAGTCGTTCGGAGCAGACCCCACGTCCGAGTCGGCGGTCGAGGCGCGCCGTGAGCTCGTCGCCGACATCGGGCGCTACTTCGGGGTGCCGACCCGGATCCTCAACGCACCGACCGGCGACAGCGAGACCTACACCTCGACTTCGGCGGCCAACCAGGACCTCGTGCGGTACACCCTCCAGAACTACATCGGTGCCATCGAGGACGGCATCAGCGAGGTGCTGCCGCCCTCCCGCCGGATGGAGATGGATACCCGGAAGCTGACCACGGGCACGCAGTACGAGCAGGCGCAGGCATACCAGCTGGCGACCGCCAACCGGGCGTGGATGACGGCCCAGGAGGTCCGCGACGAGGTCGGCCTGCCACCCCTGGAGGACCCGACCGAGCTCGAGCCGCCGGTCAAGGTCACCGAGCGGCTCAACACCCCGGCGCCTGCCGGCGCTGTGGGCACCGAGCCCCCGCCACCAGGGAGGATCCCGTGACCGACGTCGTGTTCGTCAGGCCCTATCCCGGCCTGATCCTCGCCGAGGTGCCCCATGGCGGGACCCACATCCCGAGGGCACTGGCCGACTCATGGGTCGCCAGCGGCTTCGTCGTAAGGGCCGCACCGCCTCCGACCATCACCGCCGCGAAGTTGTCCAGACCAGGGAGGAAGAGATGACCGATACCGCAGATACCGCAGATACCACCGTGGCCGACCAGGAGGCCGAGCTGGCCCGCCAGGCCCATGTCGTCGAGGAGGTCGCCCGCGCGGCCGAAGAGGAGCTCCCGGGCCTCGGCGCCGACAACGGCGTGCCCGTAGGCAACGAGCCGGAGGTCGAGGAGCCGGAGGCCGAGGCCGAGGCTGACGACACGGCCGAGCCCAAAGTGACCAAGTACGAGGCCGGGACCCTGACGACCGCCGCACTGCCCGGGGTCGTGACCGAGGCCAAGGGGAAGGGGAAGGCAGGCTGATGAGCGGCAGGCGCACCGAGGCGATGACCACGGTCCGGGTGGCGGCGGATGACCCCCGGATCATCGAGGGCATCGCCCTCCCCTATCGCGTCCAGTCCGCGCCCACGGACCTCGATGGTCGGGGCACCATCGGGCGCGAGGTCCATTACCCCGGGGCGGCGCTCAACTCCGTGACCAAGTGGATGGGCCGCCAGGACGGGGCACGGATGCCCTTCCGGGCCCGCCACGGCGAGCGTCCCATCGGCACCGTCCAGGTGCTGGAGGACACCCCCGACGGCGTCCGCTTCCGGGCGCGTATCCGCGAGTCGCCCAAGGGCGACGAATACCTGGCAGAGGTCGCCGATGGGATCAACGGCATCTCGGTCGAGTTCGGTCTGGGCCAGGTCCCGACCACGAAGCTGCGCGACGGGACGGTCGTCCATCGCGACATCACCCTCCATGCCATCGCCGGCTCAGACATGCCCGCGTTCGATGGCGCCCGCATCGCGCTCCGAGACATGGAGCCTGCCATCGAACCGCCGGCGGAGCCGGAGAAGGAGTCGACCGTGACTGACACCGTCCCCCAGCCGCCCGCGGAGCAGGCGCCACCGCCCGTGCCGGTCGTGACACCCCCGGTCCCCGATGCGATCCTCATCCCGCCTGGCGCGACGTCCGCGCCGCCCGCGCCCGCCCCGGTCCCCGCGACCTCGGCCCAGCGCGACATGGTCGTCTCGGCCACGCAGTCCTCGGACCCGGTCGTCCGCGACCTGATCGAGCGGCTCGGGGTCGTCCTCCAGATGGGCGGGTCGGCGGCCCCCATCACGATCAAGGCGCAGCCGTCGGTCTACAGCCGCAGCGGCGACAACAACTTCCTCCACGACCTCGGCGCCGCCCGCCAGGGCGACAGCGCGGCACAGGAGCGCCAGGCGCGCCATCACGCGCATCTCACCGACATCGCACTCAAGATCGAGCGAGCCGGCGACCTCGTCCAGTCGGAGATCCCGGGCGCCCTGCCCAACGACTACCTCCCCGGGCTCCTGACCCCACGCATCCTCAAGGGCCGCCCCATGGGCAGCTTCTTCACCCGCGTACCCATCAGCGACAGCCGGCCGCGCATCTTCGCCAAGGTCACCACGTCGGGCGCCGTCGCGGTGCAGTCGGCTGAGGGCGCGGCGCTGACCGCGACCGACATCGCGACCACCGCTGTCACGGCCACCCCGCTCATGTACGGCACGTACATCGACGTGTCGCGCCAAGTGATCGACAGCGCCGACCCATCCGCCCAACAGTTCGTCATGCAGGACCTCGTCGAGGCATACGCGCAGGCTTCCGAGACCGTCATCAAGACGGCCGTCGAGGCAGGCGCCACGGCATCGGGCACCGCGATCACCGCAGCCACCCCGTATGCCGGCGTGCTGGGCAACGTCATCACGTACTACGGCACGCGCTTCAAGGCTGCCGAGGGTGCGTTCATCCCGTCCGCGCTGTACAGCGTCCTGCTCGCGCAGGGCGACACCACCGGCCGCCCGTTCCTGCCGATGATCGGCAGCATGAACTCGGACGGCTCCGTGAGCTCCGGCGGCATCCAGGCCAACGTGCTGGGTGCCACCACCAAGCTCTCGTACGCATCGACCGCCAACGTCTGCGTGTTCGCGGTCCCCAACGATTACGTCATCTACGAGTCGTCCGTCGCGACGTTCTCATATGACCAGGTCGTGGGTCCACAGGCCGTCCGCATCGGTCTCTGGGCCTATCTCGTGGCTGTCGCGCGACTCGGCGGTCTCAAGGTCACGGCTGCGTAACCGGCTCCGGGGGAGGCTTGCTCCTCCTCGCCTCCCCCGGTCCATCCATCCGCCCAGGAGACACCGATGGCCACCATCGCGGCGCCCGGCAGCCTGCAGGCAGGGCAGACCGGCAATGCCGACAGCACCAACACCATCCAGGACACGCGGGGGGGCTTCGTCGACACGGGTCGTCCGGCCACCATCCGCATCGTCTCCACGGTGGGCGCGACCCCGACCGCTACCGTCCAGATCCTGGGAAGCGTGGATGGCACGACATTCACAAAGGTCCCGTACACCGTCGGCACGGCGCTCCCATACACCACCGCGGACCTGACCATCACCACGGCCACGACCGCGTACTACCGGCTCCAGGCCGGCCGGGCGGAGCAGTTCTACAAGCTGAACATGGCCGCCAATACCAACGTCACCCTCACCTCGGACTACTTCTAAGCGATGCCCCTCCTCTGCTCCATCGCCGACATCCGGGCGCGTACCGACTCGACCATCGAGGACGACGCGCTGGGCGCCCTCATCGAGGCCGCCTCGGACCTGATGGAGGGATATCTCGGGATGTGGCTGGCGCCGCGGCCGAGCGACGCCAGCACATCCACCACGCTGCTGTTCGACGTGGAGCGGACGGCCAGCAGCCTCAGGCCGTCGCAGGCCGGCCGGCGCTGCGGCATCCGGAGCCTGACCGCCCTCGGCATCGCATCCGGCGACCAGCCCGAGACGGGCGGCGTGTACATCACCGCCTCGCTGGCCAACGTCCTGCTCCGGCCCCGCCCGGGCCCCGACGGTCCGGCATCGACGCTGGCGCTGCTGGGCACGGGCATGTTCTACCGGGGCTTCAACACCGTGACGGCCACGGGTGCGTTCGGGCCCGCGACCGTGCCGTCGTGGGCACGCGAGGGCTGCATCCAGCTGGCCACGCTGACCATGAACTACAACCCCGGCCTGGTGCAGCAGGACATCGGCGACTGGCGCGAGATCTACTCCGCGAGCGGCTCGATGACCGCCCAGCGGGATGCCATCCTGGGCGCGCTGCCGGGGGTCATCTCCCTGTGACCAACAAGCTGAACCACCAGGTCACCATCGAGCGGCCGGCCGAGGGCGCGCTCGACGACCGGGGCATCCCGAGCCAGACGTGGTCGACGGTCGCGACGCTCGCGGCGAGCGTCCAGCCGAAGTCCATCCAGGAGATGGCGCAGCTCAGCCAGGGCGGTCCGGTCGTCGGCGAGTACACCATGTATATCCCGGGCGTCCCGGATATAGCGGACTCCGACCGCATCACCGAGGGCTCGCGGGTGTTCGAGGTCGTGGGCATCCGCGATGCCGCCGGCGCGCACCACCACGTCGAGATCGACTGCCACCTCGTCGAGGAGGCGACCTAGATGGCACGCGCGCCGAAGTTCGGCCCGACCATCTCGCGGGGCGCCCGCTACCGCATCCGGATGCGCGTCAACACCGACCCGGTCATCCTCGAGGTCGCCGACGCCATGGTCGACGTGGGCGAGCAGCTGCTGGCCGACGTCCATCCCCACGTCCCCGACGCGGCGCCCTACGGCAAGGGCCTCGTCACCCGGGGCGGCGTCGCCGGGTTCGCGCTCGGCAAGCGCATCGACCACAACACCGAGGTCGCGACACCCCGCCGGTTCAAGCCCGACCGCCAGGGCGCCGACGTCGCGGTCGGCTTCTCGTTCCCCGCCCGGTTCCAGGAGACCGGCACGTCGCGCCAGTCACCGCACCCGTTCCTCGGGCCCGCCGGCCTGCGCATGGGACCCAGCCTCGTGCGCACGGTCCGCGAGCGGTTCCCCCGGGTGAACCTGTGATCGACATCTTCGGCGCCGTCCTGACGGTCATCAAGAGCGACCCCGACGTGGCCGCCATCACGCCCCGGGTGAGCTCCGAGATCCAGGCGCTGCCATGCGTCCAGATCATCGACAACGCCACGAGCCGGGCGCCGTTCGGTCCCGGCTCCGGGCGCGTCGGCCTCCAGTTCTGGCAGGGCATCGGGCGCTGCTGGGCGGAGGACTCGCCGACCGGAGCCATCACGGCCCGCCAGCTCGCGGGTGCCGTCAGCGACGCGGTCCACAACCTGACGCCGGCCACGGTCAGCGGGCGGGTCATCCACCGGGCGTACGCGCCCACGATCGACGGGGTGACCCGCGATCCGCAGACGCGCCGACCGTTCTACGACGTGTTCCTGGAGTTCTACGCAACGGCCTAAGAGGCGCAGAGATAGCCGGGTACGCCCGGAGAAGGGATGTGGGTAATGCCCCAGGTCATCGATCCCAATGCCGTCGCCATCGGGGCGGCACAGATCTACTACCGTGCGCTGGGCGTGCTGACAGCCTGGAACGGCGTCGGCGCGACCATGGACGACACGACCATCCGGGTCAACCAGGCCTGGTATCGCCCGGACCTCAACGGCATGCTGGGTCCCATCCAGGGCCTCGACTACCTCACCGAGCAGGTGGTCGAGGGCGAGTTCACGATGGTCGAGATCGCGGGCGCCAAGCTGCCGCTCGCCATCCCGGGCGCGACGTACGCGACCACGCTGAACACCGACGCGACCGGCACCCCGGGCACGACGACACTCGCGGCAGCCGCCAACATCGGCGACTTCGCGATCAAGGTCGCGGCCATCACCAACTTCTCGGCCGGCGACTACGTCCGCATCAACGTGACCGGCGCCCTGGCCGAGTACCGGGTCATCGACTTCGTGGGCACCCTCGGCGCCGGCGGCACCGGGCTCCAGTTCCGCGACGCCCTCAAGAAGTCACACCTGTCGGGCGTCGCCGTGGTCGAGGCCAACGGCGACGGCAAGACCGAGATCACCGGCTCGACCATCCGGCGCATGCCCGACACGGCATACAACCAGTGGGCCTTCGTGGGCGAGGCGCCCAACGGCTACTACGAGCTCATCCTCGACTCCGGCATCTCCATCACCGACGCGGCCGAGATCACCTGGGGCGACGAGGCCACCGGGTCGATCCGGACCACCATCCAGAGCCGCTACACGGGCGCGACCCCCAACACCCCGCGCTGGCGTCTTCGCGTCCCGTGACGGTCGAGCGAACGGAGGATGCCGGCCTGGCCGGCGTCCTCGATGTGACCATGGGCGGCGAGCCGGTGCGCCTGCGCGCCCTGACCTACGATGAGTCCGAGGTCTGGCTCGAGCGGTACGCCGACGCCCTGTCGTCGACGGAGACCACCGACGGCGACACCGACGAGGCGCGCATGCGGTCGCTGGTGACCGCTGCCACCAGGACGGCGCTCGACCTCGTCCTGGCATACGACATCGACGGCGTCCTGGGCGGCGCCGATGCCGTCCGGGCCCGGGCGACCCGGCGCGAGATCAGTGCCGCGCTGGAGCTCATGGTGACGGTGGAGGACCCTTTATCGGAGACGGCGCCCCGTTTGGCGGCGCTGGTGTTTGGGCTGCCTTCGCAGATCGCGCTGGAGCGGGTCGAGGCGGCGATCAACGAGCCGGTGCTCCGCTTGGTGCGATCGCTGAGTACGCGCTCCGGACCTGGGGCCTCGACTGGCGCGACATCCGGGGACGGTGGACCAAGGAGCAGCTCCTCATCCACTGGACGTACGCGCAGGACCGGGACCGCCGGGACCTCGACGAGCGCAGCCGGCTGATGGAGTACGCCGTGGCACATGGCACCCTGATGGCGACCGTCAAGGACTACGCCGCCAAGCGCGCCCGCGCCTGGCAGGACGAGCCCGCCAAGCCCGCGCGGACCGGCCAGGCGAACGTCGCGGGCTGGCAGCAGCTGGCCCGCATCTGGACGGGCACGCTGCTGTCCGGCGGCGAGCGGCTGGTGAACTGACATGCCCTGCGGCTGGTGCGGTGCGTGGCGCGGCGTGCGCCTCGTCGAGCGGGGCGGGCTCCTGATGCCCTCGCCCCGACCCGGCGTGCCGCTGTACCTGTGTCCCCGCTGCTGGGGCACCTACCGCGAGACCGGCGAGCGCTCGGGCATGGGTCGGCACGCACCGGCACGCGGCCCGGCGACGGGGCGTGTCATCACGCCCGAGACCCTGCGGGCGGGTAGGCCATGAACATCGGGGACCTCGTGTTCGGCCTTCGTGGTGACGGCGCACCTCTCAAGAAGGACGCGGAGAAGGCCGGTGCCGACGCGGGCGAGACCGGCGCCAAGTCCTTCGACAAGTCGTTCTCGGGCCGCATCAAGAGCCTGAAGGCGGACCTCGGCAAGGGCGGCGGTATCTCCGGTGCGCTCCTCGGAGGCGTCGGTCTGGGCGCCGGCCTGGGCGCATTCAGCGCCATCTCGAGCGGCGTGGGCATGGTCACCGATGCCCTGGCCGACTCCGTCAAGAAGGCCATCGAGGAGCAGGCCGGGATGGAGCGGCTCGGCGCCGCGCTCAAGGCGAACATCCCCGCATGGAACGGCAACACCGACGCCATCGAGAAGGTCATCGCAGAGCGCGAGAAGCTGGCATTCAGCGACGGCGACCAGCGCGACTCGCTGGCGCTGCTCGTGGGCATCACCCACGACGCGACGAAGGCGCTTGACCTCCAGCGCCAGGCCATGGACCTCGCCAGGCTGCGGGGCATCTCGCTGTCGGACGCATCGACCATCCTGGGCAAGGTCTACTCGGGCAATACCGCGATCCTCAAGCGGTACGGCATCCAGGTCAAGAAGGGATCCACCGCGACACAGGCGCTCGCCCAGGTCCAGAAGCAATCGGCCGGCCAGGCCGATGCCTACGCCAACACGGCACAGGGCAGCTTCGAATCGCTCCAGATCGCCATCGACGACGCCGAGGAATCCATCGGCCAGAAGCTCCTGCCGACGATCAAGAACCTGGCGGAGTTCACCCGGGACACGGTGGTCCCGGCCGTCCTCGCCGTCGTCGATGCGTTCGGCGAGCTCGGCCGAGCGGTCGATGACTACAGCAAGATCCAGCAGACGCGGATGACCGACTTCGACCGGACCCTGCTCCAGGGCATGGCCGATGCGAACGAGTGGCTCCGGATGCAGGACACCCTCGCCAAGGTGCTGGGCGAGACCGCGGACGAGTTCAACGCGGAGCTCAATCGCCGCCTGGCCGACGGCACGCTGACCCAGGAGCAGGCCATCGCCCAGGTCTGGGAGGAGGTCAAGGCCAACCGGTTCATCCCCGCCGCCGCCAAGGAGGCCGTCAAGCCCATCGGCGAGGCCGTCGTCGCGGGCATCGTCGAGCCGATCAGGACGGTGCCCGAGGAGGCGAAGAAGGCCCTCGAGCCGCTGACGGACGAGATCCCGGGCGTGCTCAAGAAGACGCGGCAGGGCATCAACAAGCGCATGGGCGACATCATGTGGTCGCTGGAGCACCCGCTGACCGAGGCGAACCTCAAGAAGAAGTACCACGACGCCATCCACGGCGGCACCGTCGCCATGAACCGGGCGCTCAAGGAGGGCAACGCCGCCGCCCTCGCCAAGGCCACGAAGTTCGTCCACGACATGCAGGTCGAGCTCAACAAGCTCTCCGATGCCGACTGGGCCATGTGGCTGACTGGGCAGGTCAAGGCAGGACGACCGAAGGGCGAGCTCCGACCTGGCCGCGCAGCGGGCGGGCCCGTCACCCGGGGCATGCCGTACATCGTCGGCGAGCGCCGGCCCGAGCTGTTCGTGCCTGATAGCAGCGGGACCATCCTGCCGAGCGTGCCCAGCGCAGGGCGCATGGATGTGTGGCACCACCTCGACCAGACCGCGGCCCGGAACATCGTGGCAGTCGGTGGCGATGCCGCGGGCGTGGCCGCGATCCTGCTGTCGGCCAGCCAGTCCGCCGGAGCGCGGTACTCCACGCCGAGGCGTTCCTGATGGCCCACGTCACCAAGTCACGCGAGTGCTACAAGGAGCAGTCGCTCGACAGCGCCAGCGGCGGCATGGGCAACGGCAACGACCTCCACGGCCTCGCTGGCCTGAGCTCGGGCGACGTGTTCCGCGACATGCTCCGGTTCGAGACGATCCCGTGGGACGACTGGAACGTGTACCGCATCCTCGATGCCTGGATCGAGTTCACGACCGCCACCCACAACGGCGTCGGCAACGGCGGCAGCGCCCGGCTCAACGGTCAGCGCATCTCGGGCGGCAGCTCCTGGTCCGAGACGGGCGGCTCCGAGAACCACTGGACGACGAGCCCCGGCGGCAACTCGGTCTACCCCGGCGCGACACCCGCGGGCCCCACGTTCGACACGGGCTCCGGCAACATCTCGTCCAGCGACGACCACGACTTCCGGATCTACGTCCGCGAGTACGTCGAGGCCATCGCGCCGTCGCGGGTCCTGCGCCTCAACCACGACCCTGGCGGCGCCCAGTCCAACCAGGGCGTCATCGTCCGCTCCTCCAACGAGGGCTCGACCGGCGCGCGGGTGGTGTTCTACAGCCGGCGCATCGCGGCCAAGAGCAAGCGCCCGCGCCTGGTCATCGTGTTCGACGACGACCAGCCCCCGGACCCGCCCGAGATCCTCGTCCCCGAGACGACCAGCAGCCGGTCCGACACGCCCATCCTGGTCGCCAGCGCCGGCGGCCGGGAGCTCACCACCGAGTTCAACTTCAACGATCCCGACGACACGACGTGCGGCCAGACGGAGCTGCGGGTCTATGCCGATGCCGCGACCGATGCCACTGTCGATGCATCGGCGCCGTATGCCAGCAGCGGCCCCGTCGCGCCGACCGCCGCGGGGTCCGGGCGGCGCTATCGCCAGAAGCTGACGGGCATCCCGGCGCGCACGGTCATGCGCTTCCGCCAGCGGGTGGCCGACCCGACCGGGGCATGGTCGCCCTGGACGTCGGTCGATGCCGGCCGGATCCAGACCGCCTTCCTGCCGGGCATCCCGCTCCAACCCGGGATGACCACCAACCCCGACAGCGCGGTCATCACGGGCACCATCAACAGCCAGGACAGCGGCGACTACGTCCGTCGCTGGGCGGGCGAGTTCTTCCGCGACAACCCCGACGGCAGCCAGAGCGTCCTCTGGACGGCGTCGGCATCCGAGACCGACCTCGGCAACAACTCGTCCCTGCGCCGCTCATCGGTCAGCTACGGTGGCGAGCCGGTCAGGGGCGGCGACAAGGTCCGCTGGCGCCACAAGCACTGGAACCGCGACCTCGTCGAGGGCGCCTTCTCGCCGTTCTACGTGACCACGATGGTCGCCCAGGCGGGCCCCACCATCACGCCCGCCGACACGTCCACGAAACTCCTGAGCAGGGGCGGCCCGTTCACCATCTCGGCCTCGTCCTTCGACGCCTACCAGTACCGCCTGTTCCGGGGCGACGTCCAGGTCTACGACTCCGGCCTGGTCACGATGGTCGCGGCCACCAGCGCGTCGGTCACCATCCCGTCGGGCATCGCGAACTGGGGCGACACGCTGGGCATCGAGGCCGCGACACGGCCGGCCGGCACCGCGCCCCTGACCGACTTCTGCCCCCGGACGTTCATCTACATCGACTCCCTGCCGACGACGACCATCACGCCCAGCGACGGCGTCGGCAACGGCGGCGCGGTCGTCGGCACCCTCGACATCCTCTGGTCGCTGCCCTACAACGACCCCGACCGCGGCAACTACGGCGAGAATCCGACAGGCCAGGAGCTCGAGGTCCGGGCGGCCGCATCTCCGGCGGGCTCCGGCGCGCTCGTGATCCGGCGCACCAGCCGCTCGCAGATCAGCGAGGACCAGCGCACCGGGCGCACCATCCATGCCCTCGCGGGTAACGGCGGCGCGGGTGCCGTCGACGCCAACGTCACCAAGGCGACCTACACCGCGACGGCACCGACCGGCTACTCGACGTCCACCAGCGACGAGATCCAGGCGACCGGCGCCTCGTCCTCGATCCGCGGCTGGCGACAGACGCACGCCGATGACCTGTCCGACTTCAGCGGCGGCACCCTCATCAAGGTCCAGCGACGCTGCACCAGCGTCACCAACCTGACCCGCTGGGTGCTCCGGGTGTTCTTCGCGACCGCCACCGATTACGCGGACTTCACGGTCGTCGCGCCAGCCGACGCCATCAACACGTGGGCCGAGGTGGCCATCGCCAAGGCCGACCCCGTGGCGACGAACGGCACCGTCGACTGGTCGAACGTGACCTTCTTCGGCTTCATCGTCGTGCCCAGCGGCGCGTATACCGGCAACCTCGAGGTGCGCGACCTCCGCATCGGCGTGACCCAGACGGGCAAGACCGTGCCCGATGGCGACCTGGTCGCCGAGTCCAGCTACGACGCCCGGGCCCGCTACCGGGACGACGCCACGACGAAGATGGCGACCACGCTCGCGGCCTCGTCCATCGCGGGCGCCACCAACATCAAGGTGACCATCGTCACGGGCATGACCGTCGGCGACGACATCTCCATCATCGGCGCCAGCTTCGTGTCGAGCTTCATGGAGACCCGGACCATCACGGTCGTGGGCACCGCGGGCGCGGGTGGGACGGGCGTCACGGTCTCCGAGGGCTTCACCTACGCCCACGCGTCGGGCGACAACGTGGGCGACTACTACTGGGGCCCGTGGACGTCCTGGACGACCGTCAAGGCTTCGGTGCCGCCGACCGTCACGGCGGCGTCACCCGCCGACCGGGCCATCATCGCCGATCCGACCGTCGACCTGGTGCATACCTACAGCAGCCCCGGCGGCAAGGTCCAGGACAGCCGCAAGGTGCTCATCTACCGGCGCCTCGGCTATGCGTACCGGGTGCTGGCGGGCGACCCCGAGTCGTTCTGGAGGCTGGGCGAGGCGTCGGGCGACGTGGCCGACTCCGAGGGCGGCATCACGGGCACCGCGATCGGCGGCCTGACCTACGGCGTCACCGGGCCCCTGTCACCGGGCGACACCACGACCGCCATCACCTTCGACGGCACCGCGGACTACATCACCGCCACCGACATCTACGACTTCCCGGGCGTCCTGCCGTTCAGCATCGGCCTGTGGATCAAGCCCAACGCCTACGCGGGCGCAGGGACGTCGGACAGGCTTGTCGCCAAGCTCGCCACTGCCGGCACCACCAATGGCTGGGAGCTCATCCTCGGCGAGACCGGCCTCGCCAAGATCCAGCGGACCGTGGCCGGCGTGGCCGCCATCGCGACGGCGGTCACCGCTGCTGCCCTGGGCAGCTGGACGCACATCGTCGGCACCTATGACGGGGCCAGCCTGGTCATCTACGTCAACGGCGTGGCCGAGGCGACACAGGCCGACGTGGGCGTCCTGCCAGGCAACGCCAGCCTGGTCACCATCGGGCGGGCGGCACATGCCGCGGGCAACTACTACGACGGCACCGCGGGCAACGTCGCCATCTGGGCACGCGCCCTGCCCGCGGGCGAGGTGCTCGCCCTGTATGGCTCGGCGGTCGAGGTGCCCGGCGACCAGGCGTTCTACGCCGAGACCGTGGCCGGCGCGGGCCTCACCGATACCCTGCCGACGCTGCTGCTCGCGGACGACACGGTCTACGCCTGGCAGAAGATCGCGTATGACTCCGACCTCCTGGCCGGCACCACGACGCGGCGGGTGTTCACCACGGCGTTCACCGTGCCGGATGCCATCGCGGGCCTGGTCGGCACGTCCGACGACGAGGCGGGCTCCATCACCCTGACGTGGACGCCGAGCGCCGATCCGTTCCTCGACCACTACCGGGTCTACTGGCGCGACCAGTCCGGCCAGCTGGTACGCATCGACAGCGGACCGGCCGCCGTCGACGACGGGCGCACGAAGCTGACCGACGCCACGTTCACGTTCTACGGTGGCCGCCTCGGTGACAACGAGTTCCAGGTCACGGCGCATGACGGCTCCCTGGAGTC